GTTTTATTTCGCAAAATTTTACTCACAAATAGTAGGAATGTCGGGTCGTCTGTTACTCGCAGCCACTGGAATCCAGGACAGGTGGATCACCGAAGAACCACAGTATTCACACTTTCTTTCCAGATTTAGAAGACACACAAAGTTTGCTTTTGAACAAGTTGAAATTCCGATAGAACGTTTTAAGGAGTATGGTAATGAAATTTCCACTCGTGTACCCAACACAGCGGGTGACATGATTCGAGATTTGACACTTAACGTTGATTTACCACCACCCACACCCACGTCTGGTCAGGGTGATACATACGTCATTGCGACCGGAATCACAGATTTTACCTTATACGTCGACACCGTGGAGACGAGTGAACTCCCCGTATATCAAGGAATAGAATACGTGTTTAACAGTACGGAAGATTTTACCATATCTGGTGTGAGTGTAAAAGATTACACGAAAGAGAACTTGGGGGGTGGAAATTATAGAATTACTTTGAATATAGAGATCAATATCATAGGCACCTACGACGACGTTAGAATAACATCCGTGAGTGACCCAACAAAGTATATAATCCTAAAAGTCAAACAAATTCGTTGGAATACGTCCACACCGACGAAAATGATTAAATACGCTGACCTACTCATCGGTGGACAGACGATTCAACGCATTACAGGTGAGTACATATACATGTACAATCAACTGTACTACACACAAAACGACGCAGACTTTACTCTCGTCGCCACAACGCTACATAACAGTTACCCTATTATTAACGACGCCACCTACTCACAGTACACGGATTTCCAAAAATATAAAATACAGTTGCCATTTTACTTCAATAGACATCCCAGTTTAGCCATACCTACGTGTGGCCTCACCGTACAGGAAGTGGAAATAAAACTAAAGTTTAGACCTGTCGATGACCTCACGGTGGAATATGATATCAGTTCATCAACGTATAGTCCCACATCCATTGCGTGTGGCGTAGAACTTCGGAATGCAAGTTTATTCGTAAATTACGTGTATCTCACGGATACAGAAAAGGCATTCATAATGACTCGCCCCATTGAATACGTCATCACACAAACACAAGTCGCAGAAATACGCATGGACCCAGGTGTTTCCAAGCGTGCCGTCATGATTAATTTTAAACACCCCGTCAAAGAATTATTTTTCATAGCGACGAATGATGATACACAAGCACATGTACCCATCAAACACGTAAATTTGAAATTCAACAATAACACGGTGATAGACGCAGATAATCTTGAATTGTCCGCGGAACAGCCACTAAGACACCACACAAACTCTATCGATGAAAACTATGAGTTTGGTATATACAGTTTCTCACTCAAACCAGAAGTGTACTACCCCACGGGTCAAGTAAATATGAGTCGCGTGATACACAAACTTCTCGAGGTTGAACTCGATGAACCAAGTATATCGAGTGCACACACACTTCGCGTGTACGCATCAAACTACAATGTTTTACGTATAAATGGAGGTATTGCCGGTTTAAAATTTTAGGGTGTAATAATAGTAATGGCTGGTAGAGTCCAATTGGGTGCGACCGGTCCACAGGACAGATTGTTCACGGATGACCCAGAGTACACATATTTCATAAAAAATTTCAAAAAGCATGGTAATTTTTCAAGGTTTTATACAGATTTAGATTTAGAGGGTCGTGTTGAATTTGATGAAGAAATCCGATGTACTATACCACAAAATCAAGGCGACCTTCTCAAGGGTGTGAGTTTAAAACTCACACTCGGTGGAATCGATCAAAATTTAGTGAGTGGGTACGATCATATTACATATTGTGAAACGATAGCTCAATCCATGATAGAATACGCAGATTTATACATAGGAGGAACCCTCATACAAAGGATTACGACTGATATGTTAGCCATACATTCTGAATTGTTTGTCACACAATCTAAACAGACGTGTCTTACAAAACTTATAGGTAAACCATATCAGATTTTTTCTGTCGCCGATGACAGATACAAAGTAATCCGAGATGAACTCGTCACAAAGTCTAAATCGGATGCTTCGTATATTGTAAATATCCCTTTTTACTTTCACGAATACCCAGAGCTCGCTATACCATTGTATGCGATCACAAAACAGGAAATAGAAATCGTGATTAAATTACGAAAGGCCGAGGAATGCATATTCGCTGTGAATGACACGTCAGACCTTATAAGTGAGTCGTATTACATAGGTGAAAATCCAACTGGTCTCATAAAAAGCGCCAAACTTAATTTGGAGATGATATCACTCGAAAATAAGCCTAAATTGGGGCGCATTGATTATATCATCACGCAGACACAATTAAATAGATTTACACTCAATAGCGCAGATGCTAAATATAACGATTTACTAAAAGCTGACGAATTCGAGGTGCGCACGGATTTCAAAAATTCAGTTAAAGAATTATTCTTTGTCGTCAAAGACAAGTATGAAAATCGTACGAATATTATAAATGATTTTGCGACGCCACTTGAATATTCGTCAAATACAAATATAACGGGCGACGCTTCTACATTCACAAACTCAGAGCAACTTAAGTATCTCGAAATAACACTCGATGGTAGTGAGATACTCGATCACGTCACGGGTAACATGATACATCTCAGATCTATACAACCCGGTAAACATCACTCAAGAACACCTGTATACAGACGCTTTTATATGTATAGTTTTGCACTCGAACCAGAACGTTGGTATCCCACAGGACAACTCAATTTTTCACCCATAAAGAATCAAAATATCAAAGTTGGGTTGTTTAATTACGCAACGAACTTTGACAAAGAACTTAGAGTTTATGCACAAAGTTATAACATACTCCGTTTGGAGAACGGAACCGTAAAGTTATTATTTGATACATAATGAAAACAGGTTTTGATCTCACGGGCGATACAAACGCACAAATTGACCAGTATACACAGGCGATGTTTAATATCATCACACCTGTACTTGAAAAAGGTATGATTCTCGCATGCGAATATTCAAAAGCATGTGGAAGAACTGCAGTTCTCGTGAAAGATTTGGAATACTCGATGAAATATTGTGCGAGATATGAAGTTGGACAGAGAATGGGTTCATATTTCCCGGATTTGTACGATGACGACGATGATGCAAGCGACATCGAAGTCATAGATGAATCTGACATAGAGTTCACGAGATATAAAGGTGAAGATCCGGGTATGAATAAAATAAACGAAGCTTTTGATACTTGGGATTCATGGGTACCCACGAACCCGACAGAAGAACTTTTAAAAAATGCTATTGATAGTAATGGACAATGATGATACTCCAGAAGGATGGACTGAATCAGAGTATAAGGAGTTCAAAGTAGATGATGGATCCGATTCTGATTCTGATTCCGATTCCGATTCCGATTATGAGCGGGATGACATGAAGGGATACCAGAAGAAAGAGTACAAGAAAATTCTTGTCGTAGAAGATTTACTTCCGGAATAATTTTTTCTATGAGTAATATATAAAATGTCTACCGCCGCTGAAACTGTTACGCTCATCAGCCAAGAACTCGAATCTCAGTCCTTGAACGCCGTCGTGGCTGGCTTCTCTTTCGCCGCGGCGTTGTCGTGGATGGACCTCGTCCGTTGGTTGGTCAACCAAGTCGTCAAGGTCAACAAGAACGGTGGCATGAACTACACGCTCACCGCTCTTTTCACCACGTTGTTGTCCATCGTGGTGTACCTTGGTGTCTCCCGTGTGTCGACTCGCGTCCAAAAGCCTGCGCAACCACTCTACGCGGTCACCCGCTAAGATTGCTTCTTGGTCATCATCAACATCACGACACCCGCCAATACTATCAGAAATATGGATACAAACGCATCCCATCTCTGTACATCCTCAAATTCGGGGATGTCCACAGGTGGCGGAAGAGACACATCTCTTTCAATTTTAGGTACATTTTCAAGCTTATCCGTCGAACAGGTGATCGCGAGTTTAAGGACGTGATTTGCATTTCTGAAATCATAAGGTATGAGACGACCTTTACTACTGTAATAAAATTGCACTCGTATACTCGATATGGTTTTTTGTGTACCGGAATCAAAATTGTGTTCGACTGCATCCTCGGAACCAGAGTGGTTTATCACGTCTCCACACGCGAGTATTCGACCAGTATAAAAGGGTGTATCTGCGTATACAGTCTGATTAAACTCGTCAGAACCACTACTTAATTTAAGTATGAACGAATCAACACCTTGAAGATTTATACTCCCCGTCGTAAGACTGTTATTCGTTGAGTGAACATTATCTGACGAAAACCCAAGAACATCGTGTGGTGTTGTGTATGTATTTGAAGATGTGTACCCGTGTATACCCCCGTAAAATGCAAACGTAAAATCGTTCGTTGCATTTGAAAACACTATATCGTTTGTGTATGTTTTGTACGTTGCAGAATCAAGTATGTCGGAAACCTGTATGATGTTAGACACAAGTTCATCACCATCGTAATTTCCATTTGGTATGCTGATAGTTTCGGTGTACGACGCCGTGTTAATAGTGAACGTATTATTGCGTTCGTGTATGAGTAATTGACTGTTATGAATTCGAGCCGATGTGAGTGTTATCTTAGACACATCGTAAATGGGATTCTTAAGATGTATCACATAATCACCTGGATCCGGGTACAATATTGGGTCTCTATCACCACTATCTATGTCTAAGGTATGGACCTTCATTAAAATATATGGACAATATTTTAATGAGTGTTTTAATCTATAATTTACTATTTTTAGCACAAATGGTGTGCGTAAGGGTTGTTCAATAATTGGCGTTTCGCAATGCCGAGTCCCGCCTGAGAAGCGTGTGGATTTTGGTTGCCCTTATACACATTGAGGTCGTGGTACGATGAATTCGTATATTGTTGTGTCCACCCAGCACCCATTGGGTTCACACGACCATCCACACGTGTGGTATCCGAACGCGCAGAGGTAAGCATACCACCTTGGTTGAGTGCATTCGCACGAACATTCATACGACCTGGATTCGCGGCACGGTTCGCCTTACCACGACGTTCGTCGGGTCGGAAACCATACTTTTGTAATTCTTCGGTCGTATAAGAGCCTCTTTGACCAATCGCAATTTCCGGGGACTCGAGATACCCATGTGCGTAGCTATGAATACCTGGTTGTGGCTGATTCCTGTACTGGTACTGTTCGATGTTACCATCTTTTTTGTTTCTAGTTGGATCCTGGGACACCGTGTTCGCGGAAATGAATCTCTTCGCAGGAGCCACATTGAGCGTGTCTGTTCTGAGACCAGTTTCGGCGCGGTTAGTGGTACGCTTTGTTCGTTCATGTTCACCCCGTGGAGTTCGACCTGAAAATCCTTGTGAACGCCCGAGTGTCATTGGAAGACGCTCTGGAAGATACGATGTTTTCTCTGGTCTGTTATGCGAGACTTTACCCACTATACCACGGCGACCACCTCTAGTGTCTTGCGCTGGACCACTTCTACCTGGAAGTGTCGTGAGCTTGTAAGCACCGACATTTTCTGGATTCACACGTAAGAGTTGTTGGAAACCACCATACGACGCAACAGATGGGTCTACACCCAAACCTGGACCGACGAGACGCTTCTCTACGGGGGATACATTGTTCATTCGGTTGTAATCATTCATTCGGTTTCGCATCTCAAGAACCTCGGCGCCACTCGTTCGCATTTGTGGTGCGATGTCACCAAAGTTAGAGGTGACCATTTTATTTATGTGTACGTTTTCGATGGGTCGTTCCTTCACGAGTTCAACCTTTGGTGGCACTGGTAATTCCATCGCTTGTCGTTCTGAGGAGTACCTTTCCGTCGTAGGCTGACTCAATTTGCGTCCGGCGTATACAAGACCCGCGATAGCTGCGACAGATATGGGATCGGCCATTCTTATTTCTTATTGATATTTTTATTTAAGTATCTTTGGTTAAACATCCCATTTTGAATTTCGGAACGCGTACTCAATGGTTCATATGAAATGGTTCGAAGTGGCAATTTACATTCCATGTTTTGAAGTGGAAACAAGTTTTGTTCATAGGTTCTCGCGAGAACCTTGTTGAAGCGGGACGTCGATTGTGGGCGAAGTTCGTCACTCGTCTCGATGTACTCAGCTGGAGCACCCTTACCCGCCATAAATGGTGCAGTACCATACAACATGGTGTTTGGTCGTTGCGAACCATAATTAAGAGTACTGGGCTGGGGGTACACGAATACTTCTTCAGTCGCGCAGTTCACTGGAACAGCGGGGTTCTGGACTATTTTAAGACCTGGCTGCAATTGGTAAGCCATTTTACTATTACAAAAGATTTATTTACCGCCTATCACCGTTTGGCTGAAGTCCAGCGAACGCCTCGAGTTGTATACCTCGTGCATTTGGATCACACATACTTCCATCTGATTTGCACATGGGTGCACCTTTCTTACCATAGAGCCATTCAGCAAATCCCGTCTGGTCACTGCCGACCGTCGTTACTGGTACACTCACGAATTGTCGAGACAATGCATTTTGTTGGTATTTGGGGAGAGTGGAACGAGATCGTGCTGGTCCAAATGGGGTTTCTCCCACGACAAACGCATCCGCCTCGGTGCGAACACTTGGATACGAACACGCTTGGTTACGATTTGGATCATCACCTATGAGTACATTTGCCATTGGGTTATCACGGGTTGGTCGCTGGCATGCATCTCCTATATTTTCATAATATTCAACACCTCGTGATACACCTTCCTTAACCATACCGGCTCTTTCCATTACATAAAGAACACCCAACGCGGTCGCGGCGAGTACAAATATACGAACGTCACGCTTAATAAGATAGTGTATCGACGCTGCATATATGATGAATCGCGAACCGGCGTTTACACGGTCTGCTGAGGATTGAATATTTGTAGGCCAAAATTCGAGGACCTTCTTATCATCAACGAGTTGTTTTGGGTCTTGAAACCAAGAGCTCATTTAATATATATTAGTTTTATTTTTTCAACATACCACCTAGCATACCCTGCATGGTTTTCATGAGAGCAGCTTCGTCAATACCACCACCATCACCCTCCAATTTGTCCGCGCATTCCTTCGCAACCTTTTCAATCATAGAGAGTGTGTCTGCTGGGATCGAACTAATAGTCGT